GAGAATATACTATTGAAAGTCCATTTGAAAATTTATTATTCCAACGTTCAGTTAGTGGCAACGATTACGCAATTTTAGGATATGCACTCAACGAAAACTATCAAGCGTACACTCCAAAGCCTTGTTTACTTTATATGTATGGCGAAAGCGATTCATTACCTCATGACATAAGATTTTACAATGGCGTTAATTACGACAATATAGATTCGTATATGTTATTTGGACAAGATTTAACCTACCAAAACACGAAATACAGTTTAAACTTTGGAGCAGATAACAGCATAATACACAATGAAACAATAAGCAACGGATTATATGCTACTTATTACTTCCCGTATTTATCTAATTTATTCGATTTAAAGCAACGTTTAGTAACGGTTAAGACTGTTTTACCAATTAGCCTATTAACATCGCTTAGATTGAACGATAGACTTATAATTCGTGATAAGAGATACATTATAAACGAAATGAAAAGCAACCTTACAACTGGCGAGGTGAATTTCAGTTTGTATTTAGACTTCCGGCCATTGATAGCTCAAGAGCCTATTAACCCAGATTCAAGTGCGCAATGTTTAGATATCAATATACCTTTTGTAAATGGGAGTGCATACGCTACAATTACAAGCTCTTTTTCGGGTGTTACGATTACTCCGAGTACAATTTACCAAAATCAGTTAGTTGAGGTGTGTATTCCTGCAAACCCAAACACAACTTCAAAGATATTAGCCGAAAACACGAATCCAATAATTACAGAAACTGGATTAAATCTAATTACAGAAGAAAGTTCAGTTCAAGTAATTACAGTAGTAGTATCATATTTTAATACAGCAGGAACTTTATTAACGCAAGACATAATTATAGTACAAGAATGATAGCACAGATATTAGAACTTTTAAAAACGGATGACTTTTTTAACGTGAGTGAAATAGTGGATATTGCCAAAGGAAAACACGAATACACTTCCAATTTAAAAAAGATTTATAAACAAGTGAAAAGAAAACACGATGGCAGAAAAAAGAACAATTGAGTTAGAAATACAAGATAATAGTAAAACCCTTAAACAACAATACAAAGAAGCTGTTATTGAATTACAAAAAGTTGCAGCTGCATACGGTGAAACATCACAACAAGCAGCAGAAGCAGCAAAAAAAGCAGCAGGTTTAAAAGACCAAATAGAAGACACAAACGACTTGCTTCAATCTTATAAAGGTGAGGGAGCTTTTATTGCTATGGGAAAGGCAATGAGTTCAGTGGCAAGTGGTTTTAGTGCTGTTGAAGGTGGCTTGGGTTTAATAGGTGTTGAATCCGAAAAGCTACAAGAAACTATGTTGAAAGTTCAGTCTGCAATGGCTTTAGCACAAGGACTTGAAGGCTTGGAAGATGCTGGACGGGCGTTTAAAAATTTAGGTGCAAAGGCAATGCAGTATTCTGTTGTTCAAAAAGTTGTAACAGCAGGTCAATGGTTATGGAATACGGCAATGGCAGCCAATCCGATAGGTGCGGTAGTAGTAGCTATAACGGCATTGATAGCTGCAGGTTATGCATTAATAAAATACTTTAAATCGCAAGCGGCTGAAACGGAGAGAGCGTCACAATCAGTTAAAAATCACAACAAAGCATTAGATAAACAGAATGAAGCTTTAAAGAATTCAGCAACACGATTAGAGAAAACAAATAAATTTCAAGAGGATTATGCCAAAGCATCTGGGAAATCTTCAGAAGAGTTGCGAAAGTTGGCAATAAAACATGCTGAGGAAGAATTGGCATTAGCTAATAAAAACAAAGAATTAGCCAAATCAACATATTTGCGTGAACAAGATATTTTAATGTCAATGAGGGCGAATGGTGCTGATGAAGAGGTTATAAAAAAACAAAGTGAGCTTGTTAAAAAAGCTGGAGAATCAGCAAAGGAAATGCGTGAAATCGCTGTAAAAGAAAAAATTGAATTAATTGATTTAAAAAGACAGCAACGCGTTGAAATAAAACAAGAACAAACGCAAGAAATAAAGGATAAAAAAGATGCGGCCAAGAGTTCTTATGATGCTCAAAAGGAAGCAATACAAAATGAATTAAAACAAATTCAAGAATTTAACAAACAAGCTAAGGAGCAAAATGCTGCAAGGTTAAGAACAGACCAAGAAAATGAAGAGTATGCAATTACAGAAAAATATAAAGAACAAATTGCATTGTTTCAAAAACACGGAAAAGACACCTCACAACTTGAAACAGCTCAAGCAAATGAATTGAATGGAGTTAGAGAAAAATACAGAAAGGAAAAAGAGGCTAAGGATAAAGAAAATTTAGAAAAAGAACAAGCAGCTATTAAAGCAGCTAACGAAAAACAAATTGCTTTAGAAGACCAACAATTTGAATTGCAACAATCTTTAAATCAAACACAACAAGAAAAAGAGATTGCAGACTTAGTAAAATCTTATGATGATAAATTTGCAATAGCCAATGGAAACGCAGAACTTGAAAAGCAACTTACGGAACAACAAGAAAAAGATATTGCTGTAATAGAGGACAAATACCGAAAAGAAAAAGAGGAAAAGGAAAAACAAGCATTAGATAAGCAAAAACAAATACAACAACAAAAGGTTGATTTAATTCTAAAATATGCTCAAACTTTTGGACAAGCAATGTCATCTCTAAATGGATTGTTAAATGCAAACGATGAAGCGCGATTAAAAAATGTAAAACAAGGTAGTAAAGAAGAGGAAGCTATTAAACGTAAAATGTTTGAACGTGATAAAAAATTACGAATTGTTCAGACTGTTATTGATACAGCTTCAAATATTGTTCAATCGGTTAGAAATGGTGGTGGTATTCCTACTGGTATTCCATTTGGAGTTGCGGCAGGTGCAATGGGAGCAATGCAAATTGCAGCAATATCTAAAGCAAAATTTGATGGTGGTCAACAGCAAGTTCCTGATGCAAGTGCTGGAGGTGGTGGTCAAATGGCAGCACCTCAATTTCAAACTATCGGAACAAGTGGCGTGAATCAATTAGCAACATTACAGCAACAGCCAACAAAGGCGTATGTTGTAAGTGGTGAGGTTACAAGCGCACAGGCTTTGGATAGAAATAGAGTACAAAACGCAACATTATAAGTTAGATAGTTATGGCAAAGATGGAAATTATAGAACTGCTAATTGATGAGAATAAAATCGAAAGCGGTATCAATGCGGTTTCAGTTGTTGAAAGTCCAGCAATCGAAGAGAATTTTGTAGCCTTAAAAAAACACGAAGTAGAATTAAAAGAAGTTGACGGTGAAAAACGTATCTTAATGGGTGCGGCTTTAGTTCCTAACAAACAGATTTACCGTAAAAACGGAGACAAAGAGTTTTATATTTATTTCAGTGAGGACACGGTACGCAAAGCAAGTGAGTTATTTTTAATGAGAGCCAACCAAAACAACGCCACGTTAGAACATGAAAAGAAAATGTTAGACGGTATGTCAGTTGTTGAAAGCTGGATAATAGAAGACGAGAAACAAGACAAGTCAGCAAAATACGGATTCAATTTACCTAAGGGAACTTGGATGATTTCAATGAAAGTAAACAACGATGAGATTTGGAACAAGGTAAAAGCGGGTGAAGTAAAAGGATTCAGCATCGAGGGTTACTTTGTAGATAAATATGAAATGAGTTTACAAGAAACCGAAGATGATAAGTTAATAAAAGCTATTCGTGATTTGATACTAAAAGACGAACAATACAAATTAGAAACTTACAACGACTACCCAAAAGAAGCCAGCGAAAACGCAAAGATAGCTTTACGTTATGCTGAAGAAAACGGATGGGGTGATTGTGGTACGCCAGTAGGAAAAGCAAGAGCAAACCAATTAGCAAACGGTGAAAATATAAGCGAAGATACAATTTCACGAATGGCAAGTTTTGAGCGACATAGACAAAGTTCACAAAAGGAGTTAGGTGACGGTTGCGGTCGTTTAATGTGGCTTGCATGGGGTGGTGATGCTGGTATTGAGTGGGCGCAAAGAAAGTTAGAACAAATCAGAAATAAATAACATGGCAGAAAAAACACTAAGTAAAGTAAGTCCTCGTGGTGGCAAAAGGGGTTGTTTATGTAAAGACGGAAAATACTCTAAGGAATGTTGCGACGGAAGTTTACAAGCTCAAGGGATAGGAAAAACAGCAAGTGTAACGCCACAAAACGTAACGATTACAGAAATAGACGGAGTGAGAACGATAGTACGGCAAAACGGATAAAAAAGGAACAAGTATAAATTTAAAAGTTAATAAGTTATGAATACACTAAAAACAGTTTTTGGAAAACTATTCAAAGAGGAAACACAATTAGCTTCGCACGAAGTTGAATTGGGAATGATTCAAGATTTTGAAAATAAAATTGAATTATTTAGAAAAGAAAACCAACAAGTTGTTGATTTAATAAATAAAGTTAGTGCATTTAAAAGTCAATTTAAAGCATTGGATAAAAAATTAATGGCTGATTTTGATAAGTTAAAAAATGAGGGCGACAATATTTGGAAAAAATCAAAAGAATTAGGTTTAGAAACTGACCCAGCCTTTAAATTAAAAGCAAGTGTTTCAAGTATTTATGGTAAGAATTGGGACATGGACGCAGTAAACTTTTTAAGAAAATAAATAAATAAATAAAATAAAAATGAAAAATAGCCTAATAAACCAAATCAAAACTTTACTTGGAATGGAAGTAAAACTTGAGCAAATGAAATTAATGGATGGAGTTTCTATTCTTGAAGCTGAATCATTCGAAGCAGGAAGTGAAGTGTTTATCGTAACGGAAGACGAACAAAAAATCGCTTTACCAATTGGAGAGTACGAACTTGAAGACGGTCGTCTTTTAATCGTAATTGAAGAGGGTGTGATTTCTGAAGTTAAAGAAAAAGAAATGGAAGTTGAAGAGCCTGAAGTTGAGGTTGAAGTTGAAAGCGGTAAAAAGGAAGAAATGGAAACTGAAAAAACAGCTCCTAAAAAAACTATCGAAAGCGTAGTTAAAGAAACTTTCTTTTCTGAAATCGAAAAACTAAAAGAGGAAAACGAAACTTTAAAAGCTGAACTAAGCAAATTAAAAGAGGTTAAAGAAACAGAGGTTGAGTTAGCTATCGAAGAGGAAGTTAAGCCAATTTCTTTCAATCCTGAAAACGAAAACAAAGTTGAGGTTGTTAAAATAGCTTCAAAAAGACCTCGCACAATTATGGATTCAGTAATGAACAAAATAAATAAGTAATAATTTAAAAAAACAAAAAAAATGAGTACAACATTAATTTCAGTATCTAACGATGTTTTGCGTCAAGTAGGCGTAGTTGAAACATTGACAGGTGCAACAACTTTAACTGCTGAAGATAGCGGTAAAGTCTTTATTCTTAACGCTGCTGCAGGTGCGCAAATTACACTTCCTGCTGTTGCTGACGGAGCTGGTCAAAGATATCGTTTTGTAGTTGGTGCATTATTTGCAACGACTGCATGGACTATTAAAGCGGCTTCAAACAAAATTCAAGGTGGTGTTATCGTAAACAGCGTTAACGTACCGGGAGCAGACGAAAACACGATTACATTTTCAGCTTCTGCTGACACAATCGGTGATTTCGTAGAATTACACGGTGACGGTTCTAACTGGTATGTTTTCGGATTGGGAACTGCTGCTGGGGCAATCACTTTAACTGTAGTATAAATAATTTAAAAAATTCATAAAATGAGTACAACACAATCAATTACAACTACTTACGCTGGAGAGTTCGCAGGTAAGTATATTGCAGCAGCTTTATTGTCTGCTCCAACCTTAGAAAAAGGCGGAATTACTATCATGCCTAACGTTAAATACAAGCAAGTTATCAAAAGAGTAGCTACTGATGACATCATCAAAAATGCAACTTGCGACTTTGACCCAACTTCAACTGTAACTTTAACAGAAAGAATTTTGCAGCCCGAGAGCTTTCAAGTAAATTTACAATTGTGTAAATCAGATTTTCGGGCGGACTTTGATGCCATTCAAATGGGTTATTCTGCATTCGATGTATTGCCAAAATCATTCGCTGATTTCTTAATCGCACACGCTGCTGAGAAAGTTGCTGCTGGAATGGAGACTTCAATTTGGAGAGGTGTTAACGCAACAGCTGGACAATTTGCTGGTATCATGACACAATTAACTACTGATGCTTCTTTACCAGCTGCTCAAGAAATTGCGGGTACTACTGTTGATGCTTCAAACGTTATTGCTCAATTAGGTTCTATCGTTGACGCTTTACCTGCTGCTTTGTACGGAAAAGAGGATTTAGTTCTTTATGTTTCTAATAACATTTACAGAGCTTACGTTCGTGCATTGGGTGGTTTTGCTTCATCTGGACAAGGTGCTAACGGATACGACAACAAAGGAACTAATCAAGTATTGGATAACCTTTACTTTGATGGAGTTAAAATTTTCTTAGCTAACGGACTTGCTTCAAACACTGCTTTGCTTTCTCAAACTTCTAACTTGTATTTTGCAACTGGTTTGATGAATGACATGAACGAAGTTAAAGTTATCGACATGGGAGACATCGACGGTTCTCAAAACGTACGTGTAGTTATGCGATTTACGGCAGACGCTAAATACGGTTTTGCATCTGATTTGGTTACTTACGGAATTGTTAACTCAGCTAACTAATCAAACTAAACTATAAGCGAGGGTGGTGAAATATACGCCACCCTTTTTTGTTTAACATTAAAAAAATAATAAAATGAGCTGTGATATAGCAAACGGAAGATTAGAAGCGTGCAAGGATGCAATTTCAGGACTTCTAAATATTTACTTTATTAACTACGGTGCTTTAAATGTAGACGACGTTGTTTATAAAGATAGTGGAGCAAATTCAGATGTAATTG